AGAGTGTACTTCCGCGCACGTAATTAAAGAAATAACAGGTCCTTTAAGTAATGATTCTTAGTATCGACGTAGGTATAAAGAATCTCGCAATGTGTTTGCTCAACGAAACATCAAACCTCGTGGTTGAATGGGATGTATCAGGTGTCCCACCTCAGCACTCCGATGGCATCTATGTTTCTTTAAGAAAACACCTCGATGCTCGTCCATGGGTACTCAACGCAAAGACAGTCTTAATAGAAAAGCAACCAGACAGAAACAAAAAGATGGTCTCGGTCATGCATTTCTTGCACGCCTACTTTATCATTAAGTGTCCAGATGCAGAAACTATCATCTATGATGCTCGACACAAGATTCCAGATGTCGCCGGTCCGGGTAGATCACAATATCTGAAAAGAAAGAAAGTTTCTATTGAGAGATGTGAAGAATTCATACGACAAGATGATGTCAATGCTCATTGGCTTCCAGTATTCTTAGAGTCAAAGAAGAAAGACGACTTGGCAGACACTGTCATGCAAGCTTTGAGTTTTGTCAATCGAGTCGAAGTCAAATCTACGAAAAAGATCAAAAAGTCTACAAAGTTGGTTCCGAGACGACCCAATGAAAACCAAAAGGCAACCAAATATTCAAAATCAAATCTCGCGTGGATTTATCTGAACGACGAAAAACATACACAAACCAAAAGATTTGAAAAGGATCTTAAGAGGTACTACCGAGATCTCGGTGACTTGATTAAAGAAATAAATGGATAAGGTTTTAGATAAGATGCAAAAAGATGTCTTGGATCACGGATTTGTACGCTTGGTTGACCACATGCCTCAACAAGACCTGGACACCTCAATCGTCCAGGCAGCGAGAGTCTCGTATGGAGATGGGACTAAGACCTCAAGAGGTGACCGAGGACTTTTACGATATCTCCTTAGACACTGGCACACAACCCCCTTCGAAATGGTGGAATTTAAATTTCACATCAAAATGCCAATCTACATCGCAAGACAACATTTTAGACATAGAACATCATCCGTCAACGAACTTTCCGCCCGCTACTCCGTCGTACCGAAACAGTACTACAACCCCGGGGTTCTGAGAGGTCAGTCAAAAGTCAATAATCAGGGATCTGAAGGTGTCATTGAAATTGATGAAGAAAGAACTCAAAAAGTTGGAGAACATTTGGAACACTCCTTTGAAGTTTATGAAGATCTCCTTGAACAGGGTGTCTGTAGAGAACAGGCTCGTGGTAATCTTCCGCAGTGCACCTATACAGAATTTTATTGGAAGATCAATCTACACAACTTGATGCATTACCTTCATCTTCGTATGGATGAACACGCACAAAAAGAAATCCGAGATTACGCCAACGCCATCTATGAGCTCGTCCAACCGTTGGCACCTATCACCATGGAAGCCTTTAAAGATTTCCGAGTCAATGCCATGCATCTCACGGGACCAGAAATTGAAGCCCTGGTTAACGGCACATCCATCGAAAGTCCGGGTGAACGCCGAGAATTCGAAGAAAAGTTAAAGCGACTTAAATTAGATGCGGTTCGAAAAGAGAGTTCTGAGTAAGGCTTTGTGTGAAGACTTAATCAAAACCACAAATAAATACAAACTTGATATGTATCACGAACCAGTTGATGGCAAACCTGTATATCAAGTTGATATTTTCAGTGATTGTTGCGTCAAAAATAAAGAATTATGGGACAAATGTAAAAATCTCATTCCGTACACACCGGGTTTTGTTTTCTTAAAGAGATATGCACCTCACGAACGACCAAGTATGAATACACACACGGATACTAGTCGATACACTATAAATTTTTTACTGTCTGACAAAAATGATTTCAAAGGTGGCGAATTTTATATTTTTTACAATGACATATGTCTTCCTATATTATGTTATGATCAGGGTGATATGATTGCTTACGAAGGAACTAAACATTTACACGGTGTTTTACCTGTGAGGTCAGGCTACAGATATGTTTTAACTTTTTTCGTGGAACTAATGGCTTAAAAATTAAATGGTAGTACATTGTAAAATGCTTACCATCCAAGTAAGTGCATCCAAAACATTCTCTAAGAAGAAGCTTAAGAGGTTCGGTAAGAAACTTCGACAAGAAAGACGCGAAGATCTTCGACGCATGTCCGAAAAGTTCAAGGACATCGCCAAGGATGAAGAACGTCGCGTGAAGGACCTTTTCAAGCAACATCGTGAGTTCTTCGAAGAAAAGCAATCGACGTCTATCGATTTTTACGAGAAATAAATGTGAACCACAGGGTACTAAAAAGGAAAGTCCCGAATAAGAAAATATTCTCTTGATCCGCGAACCTATCAGCCATCATGGCACATAATATACTATACTGAGCCATTCGTATTTCTCGTCTCGTTTTATCGATCGACCTTTTCATGGCTGTTCTAGACTTTTCAAGGCCTAGAACAGCTGTACTTATATTTTTGACACGTGTTGGCATTTCAGCCGTTGTGGTGATAATATCTTTTACGTCAAACGTCTCGGTTATTTTGTCTCGTATCAATGGTTCAAGATATGTGAAATAGTTAAAGTTATCGTCGAGGCGTAAACATATTCCTTCGATAGTTGAAAATGTTTTGGCCAAGTAGATGAACGACGAAGGTATCACGAATGGTTTTTCATCTGCGAGAGTCTTCATGAGTTCATCTGACACGAGTTCATTGGGATTCAAACTTTCCATGTAACCCAAAATTAATTCAAAAAATGCTTGAATATCTTGAAGATCAGCCGTAGGAATAATAATTTTTAGACGGACCAATGTATCGACAATACTTTTCGTATCCTTGTTGATGATGTGAACCAAGAGTTCCATGAAACCATTTTTCAATTCTTCGGTGATTGGTATTACGAGACCAAAATCGTAGAACACCAACTTTCCCTTGTCAGAAAAACCAAGGTTACCCGGATGAGGGTCTGCATGAAAGAATCCCTTTTCCATAGTCTGAATGACATACGAATTAATGATAGCTTCACATACTTTCTTTTTATTGACATCTGGGTCTACAATTTCTGTAATCTTAGTTGAATCGACATACTCCATGACGATGACATTTTCGTTGGAATATTCGGTATAAACTTTTGGTACCTTGAGCCATTTGATGTCACGCATATTCTTTCGAAAGTTTACAGCATTCTCAACTTCTTGAGTATAGTTAGCTTCACCCAAAAGATTGCCAATTGTTTCATTAAGAACATATCCAGTGCCTGTGCCAGTATCTATTCCAACCTTTTCTAAAAATTCAACAATGTCCTTGACATTTTTAGTATCGTACTCCATGGTTTCCAAAATATTAGGTCGTTTCACTTTGACAATAACATCAGTACCATCCATGAGTGTGGCCTTATGTACCTGCCCAATACTTGCAGATTTAAAAGATTCCCTGTCGAAATGTTTAAATATACGTCTGTCGATGTATTCATCTATATCTTCGTAGTCGACGGGGGGAACATTGTCTTGAAGTGATTCGAGTTCGCTAATAAATTCAGCGGGGTAAAGATCTCCCCTCGTCGAAACGATTTGCCCAAGCTTCACAAACGTGGGACCAAGGTCGAGTAGTTCCTTTTTTGTCCAACGACCGAGTGCTGCTTTATCTTTAGTAGTTGCATTCTTCAATAAGAACTTACCAGCAAATCTCCATGTCTTAACTCTTTGATGTATTGGTGTACGACATGTCAACATCTTATTATAACAATACCTTTTTTATTTCCTCATATTAGATCATGTGGCAGATATTTTTGACTTTATACTTCTCATATCTCATCTTAGGTCCACATTGGATTGCAAAAAGTATCCAGGGCAAACCTCTTGACATTGTCGACAGTACTCGTGAATTTGGTAGACGTTCCATCTTCATATCTTACATTGCACTGCTATACACAGCGTGGATGCTGTATGCTCCAAGCTACTCGTCATTTGTAAACGCCCTGATTCTCGCGTTATCGGCGGCCCTTGGATTTTACGTCAAGTACGGGAAAGAGGATTTTCCTATGCACGTTCTTTTAATTTTGTTCATACTTTACAATGGTAAACAATATATGGACTTACAAACGTGGTTGACTGTCGCTCTGACAGGATTTTATGCCGCGACACACAATATTTTATATCTACCTTAATATTAGAATGAAGATTCATATTGTTGGTGCAGGTCCCACAGGTATGTCGATTGCATGGGAACTTAAAAAATTTACAGATCACGAGGTCACCATCTACGATAAAAAATTATCCGCAGGTGGGTCGTGGTGGGAACCATCTGTGACAGAACGAGATATGCATGCTCATCGAATTGTTTTTGATAAAGCATTCATCAATACAAAAAGTTTGTTCAAAGAGATGAACATTAAGTGGGATGATATTTTTGAAAAAGTTGATTCGGATGTCATGGACATTGTCCAAAAAAATCTTTCATCCAAAGATTATTTGACACTCGGATCTTTGGCCACTCGTGTACTTTTGATGCCATGGAAGTTCAAGAAGATTTCTCTCGAGGATGCCATCGGAGAACTTTCAGAAGATGGTGAAAAGTTGATCAAGGCTTTGACACTTGTGATGGATGGTGTGACTTGGGATGTGATGACAGCCTATGAGTTTGTAAAAAGTTTTGATCACGTGGGTATGTCTAAGCAATACACTCAAAAAGTTTCAGGTAAAGTCATGTGTGATGCTATGCAACAAGCGTTGGTTGACAAGGGTGTCAAGTTTGACTTTGGTTCGGAACTTCAAGATGTTATGTATCTAGACAATGGATTTGCCGCACAATTCAAAAGTGGTATGGTTATCAAAGATGGATTTTTAATTCTTTGTGTCGACAATACTCCGGCCATCCAATTGATCAAAGATAATTGGGGTGAAGACGCAGAAGATAAAATTAAGTCGAGTACATACGGTGCCATCAACATCATGTTAGAGTACGAAGAAGAGATGGACATCCCAAGTGATCTTCAATACGCCATGGATACCGAACTCAACCTTCAACCAGTTGTTCTCCCAAACAAGAAGATCGTGTCGTGTGTGATTTGCAACTTGACAGAAGATGTTTTGAAGATGGATGAAGAAAAACTCATCGAACAAGTCATCGAACAACTGGGTCTAGTCCAACCAAAAAACATTCGTCTCGGGTGGGGTGCATCATGGAATGGAACTCAGTGGGTTTTCGATCAGTCGTCGGGTGTTCTCAATCCAAATGGACAACTCCCATTCTTTGGAAAATCTAAAAAGGTCGCCATGTGCGGTATGATGTCTCCAAGAAATACACCTTACTCCAGTATCGAAGCAGCCATTGAAGTCGGACGTTCTTTCTGTAATCAACAATTTGGAACACGCAAACCACACGAGCCATTCATGATTACACACGTCATCATGCTACTTATAGTTTTACTTATCATACTTATATATGAGATTCGTCGGCACAATTCATGAACCGATCTACGATTTTAACAATAAAAAATACATGCGAGTCATTGTTCCAGATTCAATGATCGATCGTGTGGCAGCTAAGCATACAACATGGGTGAAAGATAACCCACTCGATGGTAAAGTTCTAACCATCAAAGTTCCATTCCGTTATAGGAGAGTGATGTGTAAAAATATGGGCACAAGGCCTCTTCAATCTCTTATAAAGGGTGATCTAATTGAACTAGAAATAGAATTCATGGGTCAATGGACCGCTGGTGATTGTACTGGCTATACATGGAAACTTAGTTCTTTTCGCTAGCTTCAGCCTCGGCTTCGACCTCTGGCTCTGGTATATCAACTTCGGACAGACCATTCTCCTTGAATCCCAAGAAAACACGAAGGGACCCTTCAAGGCGAAGAATCTCACGAGTCATTTCATCAATCGTTTGGCGAATCTTACTAATATTTTCATCGACGTTAAGGGTCGGCATATTGTAGTAAATTAAAGTTTTTAGTCTTTAACTAAATAATGCTATCAAGGTCGGGCTATATAGTTTCAAATCCATCACCAGAACTTAAAAAAGATCTAACTGTTCGGCCATTGGTCAATACAGAATTTGGTTATCCACCACCACCGTTCAAGGTTTTTAAAAATGGGAAATCTGGAATTTGTGTTCCGAGGTACTACGCCGAAGAAAAATTTGGTAAAGCCAAAGAAGATCGTCGCCCCGAACCAACAAAGGTGAACCTCAAGTTTCATGGGAAACTTCGTGATGAAACCCATCAAAATGAAGCTCTCGCAAAAGCTATGGAAGCTGGTCATGGTGTGTTATCTCTGCCATGTGGTTTTGGAAAGACAACGGTATCATTGGCCATCGCATGTAAACTTGGTTATCGAACCATGATCATTGTACACAAAGAATTTTTGGCCAATCAATGGCGTGAAAGAATCAAACAATTCTGCCCGGGGGCCACGATTGGTCTCGTTCAACAAGACAAAAAAGAAGTTGAATGTGACTTTATCATTGCAATGCTTCAGTCATTGTCTCTGAAAGAATATTCATTTGGCGACTTTGAAACTGTTGGCACGGTCATCGTTGATGAAGCTCATCACATATGTGCAAAAGTATTTAGTCAGTCTCTCTTCAAAATGTGTCCCAAGCACATCTTCGGGTTATCGGCAACACCTGTTCGAAAAGATGGATTGTCCAAGGTGCTTCATTGGTTCATGGGTCCAATATTTTTTGCAGTCGAGCGTGAAAATCAAGAACAAGTGGATGTTTTTCCCGTGGAGTTTGAATGTCCAATGTTTAGAAATCCCCCACCGTGTAGTCGAACGGGAAATGTTTCACTCGTCAATATGATTACAGAACTTGTTGAGCATAGAGGTCGTAATCAAATGTTGGTACAGCTCGTAAAGAAAGCATCAGCTGGAACGAGACAGTTATTAGTACTCAGTGATCGAAGACAGCACTGTGAATTTTTACATCAATGCTTTCCCAAAAATTCAGGTCTCTACATGGGTGGTATGAAAGAAGCAGACCTCGAAGCATCTTCTAAAAAGAAAATCATCTTTGCGACGTTCAGTCAAGCTCACGAAGGTTTAGACATCCCAACTTTAGATACAGTCATCTTGTCGACACCAAAGTCTGATATCCAGCAGTCTATTGGTCGTGTCATGAGAGAAACACCCGGTAAACAAAACAACCCACAGATTTATGACATTGTAGATCAATGGTCTATACTTCACGCCATGTATAAGAAACGTCTGAGAGTATACAAACAAGGGGGTTTTAACATAACTATGAACCTTGAAAAGGAAGATGAGTCTCCTTTCCAGGGAAAGTGTTTAGTTTTATAATCTGAGTCTCTATTAGAAAATGTCTGGTGCATTAATTCAACTTGTCGCGAAAGGTGCCCAAGATGTGTTTTTTACGAGTAACGAAGGAACATCTCTGTTCTCTGAAAAGTTTTCGAGACACACAAACTTTGCTCAAGCTCCAAAGTTTATCAAGGAGTTTACACTGGCCGACGATTCTTGTGTCATTCCTTCCTATGGAGATCTTTTGACGGGTCTCTGGTTTGAAGGTGAAGAACTTGTCGAAGCTTTTCAGGGCGCGACGCTTGATCTTTATGTCGGAGGACAAAAGATTGACTCTCAACCCTTTGACTTTGTAAGTGATATTTACCAAAATTACTTGGCGGACACATACACAAAGTCCCAGGAGATTAACAACAAGTGTTCGGTGACGAATACTAACTTTCTTCCGTTGACATTCTTCTTTAATAGTCGAAAGTCTTTTATTCCCATGGTGGCTTTACAATATCACCAAGTCGAGGTTCGTGTTACTTTCACTGAGACGAATACTCCAGTCAAAGCTAAACTTTATGGAAACTATGTATTCCTTGACACACAGGAAAGGAAGAAGCTCACGAGTCATAAAATGGATTTTATCATCACACAGACTCAGATGATTAAGGAAAATTTGGTCATCGGCTATAATGACATTGATATTTCCAGCTTTAATCACCCAGTCAAGTCTCTGTTCTTTGGTATCCCAACATTGACAGACAACGTCGCGACCGATCGTTTTACATTTGACTCGGCGGACATACTTTTGAATGGTACAACACTTTTGGAAAATATGAGTCCGACATATTTTCATTCGGTCCAGAATTATTACAACTCAGACTACGGTATCTCGGCATTCCATGAAGAATACAACGTGCCATTCTATACAAGATACTACGCGTATCATTTCTGTATGAACGCATCCGAATACAAGTCAACGGGTAACTGTAATTTCAGTCGTCTAGACA